GATATAATAGAATGATAAAACAAATATTGGAGTTATTAGCGATTGATGATTGGTATGGGGTATCTGAGAATGTAGATATTGCTAAAGGGAAGTACAAGGCCTGTGGTAATATGGAGGATGTCAAACAACAATTAAAAAGGGTAAGGTATGGCAACAGATGATAAAAGAATAATTATAAGAATAGATGTTGTTGAAAAAAACGCATCTGTTAATATAAATAAGACTAAAAAGTCTGTTGATGGTCTAGCTTCATCTACACAGAAACTGGCTAAAGCAACAAATAATAATAGAGCGCAATCTGGATTGAATAATGCTATATTAATTGAAACAGGTCGTGTTGCGTCTGATGCTTCTTTTGGTATACAAGGTATTGCTAACAACATTGGTAGATTAACAGAATTATTCCAAGAATTTAGTAGAACAGGAGCTGGTGGGGTAAGAGGGGCATTTGTTCAACTAGGAAAATCACTAATGGGTGTAGGTGGTCTTATAGTTGGATTTCAACTTCTTTTATCTTTTGGCCCTAAAATCGTAAAGAAATTTAAGGAAATGCGAACCGCTGCTAGTGAATTAGGCGGGGCTTTTGATGGTTTGGGAGAGAGAGCTTCCAAAACTGCTGGTAGATTTGAAATATATATAAAAACAATACAATCTTCTACAAAAAGTGATGAAGAAAAGAAAGACGCAATAGAGGCATTAAACAAAGAATTTCCTGATTATATAAGAGCACTTGATGATGCTGGGGTTTCTCTAGAAGATGTCGCTAACAAAACAGAAGGAGCAACTAAACAAAATGATTTATATAGAAAGAGTATTGTAAAATTAGCGATGTCTCAAGCTGCTTTTGACAAAATACAGGAGATTCAAGGCAAGATAATCGAAATACAAACAGAAAGGAATAATAAAGCGCAAGAAGAGTTCGGAAAAACTACCGAACAATTAAGAAAAGACATAGAAAACTATAACTCTGCCCAAAAAGAAAATTTAGCAATAACGGGAACCACTGTTGGCACATTGCAGGATTTAAATAAAGAAGAAAAAGAACTTTTAAATTTTAGGCGAGATGAAGAAGAACAGCTAACTCGTCAAATAAATTCATTACTCCCATATATTGACATTCAAAAAGAAGAGGTAAAGATCAAGCGTAAATCCAATAGGTTATCAGAAGAAAAAAATAAATATGATATGCTTGAGGTAGGTAACTTTAATCATCTCATTGATTTAATAAAAGAAGCTGGTCGGATGAGGGAGTTTTTCTTTAATAAGGAAATGGACATCATTATATCTAGAGAGGAGAACTCCCAAGATGCTATAGAAATGGAAAGACAGGGTTTGCTAGCAAGAGCTGACACTTTGGTTGAACTTGGTCTTTTAGAAGAAGATGCCGCGAAATTAAAATTTCAAATAAATCAATATTATAATAAATTAGCCGCTGAAGATCAAGAAAGACTAGATAGGCAAGGATTTGCTATGAGAATGTCTATGATTTCCGCTTATGCTGATTCTCTTGGAAGTTTATCGCAAATAATAGGAGCAAATACGGATGTAGGAAAAGCTGCCGCTTTAACCGAAATAGGGTTAAATACCGCTGTTGGTTTTATGAATGGTTTAATTATAGCACAAGAACAAGCTAAGGCTGCTGGTCCCGTTGCTGGGTTAGCTTTTCCTTTATTTTATGCTCAACAAATTGCTTCTGTGTTAGCCGCTGCATCTCAAGCAAAGAGTATTTTACAAGGTGGAACTCCGACTGGTGCTAGTCGTGGGGCTGGAGGACAGACAACTCAAGTAGAGGCTCCAGATTTTAATGTGGTAGGCGCATCTTCAGAAAGTCAGTTAGCACAGTCTATAGGGGAACAACAAACTAAACCAATAAAAGCCTTTGTAGTGGGTAAAGAAGTTACAACACAACAAGAGTTAGATAGAAATACAATAAACACTGCTGGACTAGGTGGTTAATTTAATAGATATGAGAATTATAGAATTACTTATTGACGAAGACGAATTGTTATCAGGTATTGAAGCTATATCAATAGTAGATAGACCTGCAATTCAAGAACACTTTGTTGCCCTTAAAGATCAACAGAAACATCAACTTGCAGAAGTAGATAAGGAAAAGAGAATCCTAATGGGAGCTGCTCTAGTTCCAAATAAACATATATATAGATCTGAGGAGGAAGAGGAATATTATATATACTTCTCTGAAGATACTGTAAGAAAAGCATCTGAGCTATTCTTGATGAGGGGCAACCAAAATAAATCCACCTTAGAACACGAAGCTGAACTCAACGGGCTAAGTGTTGTTGAGAGTTGGATTGTAGAGGATGAGGTCCACGATAAAAGTGTCAAGTATGGGATGGAACTTCCTGTAGGAACTTGGATGGTTTCAATGAAAGTAAATAATGATAATGTTTGGGAAAATTATGTTAAAACTGGTTTGGTCAAAGGTTTTTCTATTGAGGGATACTTTACTGATAAGATTAATATGGCACAAATCGCCGATGTTAACGAAGGCGAGTCGGATGAAATACTTCTAGAGGTAAAGGACCAGCTAGAACAGGATTTACTAAAGTTGAAAACATATAGCGATTATCCTGATGGAGTAGTGAACAATGCTAAAAGAGTTCTTGAATGGGTTAATAAAAATGGCTGGGGTTCTTGTGGGACTGCCGTAGGAAAACGAAGAGCCTCTCAGTTGGCCTCTAGAAGCAATTTAACAGTCTCCACAATAAAAAGGATGTATTCTTTTCTCTCTCGTCATAAAGGCGATTTAGACGCTTCTAAGAGCTATTCTGATGGGTGTGGTAAATTAATGTATGATGCCTGGGGAGGTAAAGCCGCATTAAGATGGAGTAGGAGTAAGCTAAAAGGTTTAGGTGAAATAAAGATGGCCTCAGCTGTAATAGATGATGATTATGCTATTATAGACGATAGACTTGCTTTCTCAAATAAAGAGATGGCAATCAAAGCGGCTAAAGATCTAGGGTGTAGCGGTTACCACGAACACGAACTAGATGGTAAGATATGGTATATGGCTTGTGATAAACATATTCTAGCTGAAGTAGATGATAAAGGGAATGTTAAATCTAGTCCCAAAGCGCCTAAGTCTGGTACTAAGAATAAGAATCCAAAAGGGAAGGGAACCGCAAAAGGAGACGCTTCTGGCAAAAGAGGCGCTAAAGTGTCCGCTAAAGATAGGGCTACTCTAAAAAAGAAATCAGATGAGTTTAATGAAAAATATAAAGAAAAACTAGGCTATGGTGTTAGTGTTAGCGTTCTCGCTTCTGTCTTTCAGCGTGGATTGGGAGCTTTCAACACAAGTCATAGTCCTAAAGTTAGATCAGCTTCTCAGTGGGCTTTCGCTAGGGTTAATGCTTACCTATACTTAATAAAGAATGGTAGACCGCAGAATCCAAAATATACTACGGATTATGATTTGCTGCCAAAGAAACACCCTAAAAACAAAAAATGAAGAAACCCATAAGAAGAAGAAAAAAAGCGACTGTATCTAGAACCTCTCCTAAAAATGGTAGAAGAGGATGTCTATGTCCAGATGGCAAAACATATTCTATTGATTGTTGTGATGGGACTCTTGAGGCCCAGGGGATAGGGAAAATATAAAAATCTAACACTTGCATTTTAACCAGTTATTTTAATAAATTATAATTATTATGAGTTCAACAACTATTTTGAATGACATTCTAGAAAAGCTGTCGATTCTTACTAAAGAAGATGAACTTGCTCAAGATATCTCTGAGGTAGAGGTTAAAGAGGAAGTTATTGAAGCTAAAGAAGATCTAGCAAAAGAAGAGGTCAAAGAAGAAACTACCGAACTTTCAGAAGAACCTACCGAATCAGTCGAAGAGGTTGAGGCATCTGAAGAAGTGGAAACTCAAGAAAACGAAAATCTAGCAGAGGGTTATGTCTCTGAAGAAAAGTATCTTGAGGATATGTCAAGGCTTAAAGCTGAGATTGACGCAATTAAGAAAATGATTGATGAAGAAATGGGTTATATGAAGAAAGAAAAACAAGCTCTATCTGAGCAAGTAGAAGAACTTTCTAAAGAACCGGCTGCTGAAGCAATCAAACACAATCCAGAAGAAGGACAAGCAAAAGAGCTAAACTTCACTTATGGACAGAACAAGCCTCAAACAACATTTGATCGTGTGATGGCAAGAATTAACAATAAACAATAATTAAATTAAATAAAAATGGCTACAACTACTTCTATTACTACTACCTACGCTGGAGAGTTTGCTGGACAATATATTGCAGCAGCTTTACTAGAGGGGTCTACTATCGCCAGTGGCGGTATTACAGTAAAACCAAATGTAAAGTTAAAAGAGGTTATCAAGAAAGTATCTTCTGACGGAATCGTTAAGGATGCTACTTGTGACTTTGATGCAACTTCTACTTTAACACTTACTGAAAAAATCCTTGCTCCAGAAGAGCAACAAGTCAATCTACAACTTTGTAAAAAAGATTTCGTAGCTGACTGGGAAGCTGTTCAAATGGGTTTTTCTGCCTATGAAAGCTTACCTCCTTCCTTTAGTGACTTCTTAATCGGACACGTTGCCGCAAAAGTAGCGCAAAAAACTGAGCAAAACATCTGGGATGGAAACACAAGTAACAACGGACAATTTGATGGTCTTACTAAATTAGTATCTCTAGATGCTGCTTTACCATCTGCACAAGAAGTTGCTGGTACAACAGTTGATTCTTCAAATGTAATTGCACAGATTGGCTCTATAGTCGATGCAATTCCATCTTCACTTTACGGAAATGAAGATCTTTACATTTATGTTTCTCAAAATATTGCTAGAGCTTATGTTAGAGCATTA